AGAAGTCCATTGCAGCAAGGTACTTGTTAATTAGTTTATTAATTACTGGCACATACTGTTTAATAATACGCGCCTTAATACCGTTATCCTTTAAGATAATACCAGCAATTGCTAACGCATCTTTATCTCTCAGCAGCTCACTTTTTTGCTCTGCATATGTTTCAAGTGACTGTTCGAGTTCTTTCATCTTATCATCATTAATGATATAATCATCTGCTTTTTGTTGCAACTCTGAAATATCTTTAGCAACTTTCTTACATTGATTTAATAACCCACTAATAGTATTTGTTTTAGTTATTTTATCAATGTTTAAAGTTGATATTTGTGATGATACATCAGCAATGGACTGTATTCTGTCTTGTATTGCTTTAATTTCATCTCTGAGTTTTTCAACCCCATCATTTGTTTCTTTAATCTGTACTTGTTTTGTATCAAGAGTCTCACACTTAAACTCATTATCAATACTTTGCTTGCAAGTAGGGCAGTTATCGTGTGTAGTGAAGAACTCGATGTCAGCTTGGAGTTTGGCAATTTTATCTGCCAACTGTACGTCGAGTCTTTGTAGTGTTTTTTGCTTTTTATTGATTTGCTCTTGATCTTCGATTGAGTCTCTAAGCGATAGAATTTCTGCATCGATTCGTTCAATAGCACTTTTTTCTTCCTCAATCTGATCTGTATATTGCTTAAGATCTTTTTTAAGTTTTTCAGCTTGTTCTTCACTACTCTTTTGCATAGCAACAGCATGCTCATGCTGCATTTTAATCTTCTCAGAAGTAAGATCGTATTGATATTCTACTTCTAAAATCTTATTAGTATTAGTATTAACTTTATCCTTAAGTAAACTATTCATAATAGAGAAGATTTGAATATCGAGAAGATCCTCAATGACCTCTCTACGATTCATTGCAGATAACTGCATGAATGGAGTAAATGAAGCAGAGCCTAATACAACTACTTGACAGAAGGATTTATGATTAAGTTTAAGAATCTGCTTTTCTAAAACTTCTTGATAGTCTTTATTATCAGCATTTTGACTTATAAGATTGCCGTTCTGATAAACTTCAAATACAGCTGGTTTAAGACCACGTATAATCTTATACATGTTCTTTCCAATATTAAATTCAATCTCTACAATAAGATCTTTTTTATTAATAGAGTTAAGTAGTTGAGGTTTGTTTACTTTACGAAAAGGTTTGTTGTACAATACAAATGACAAAGCATCGAGCAAGGTTGACTTGCCCGATCCATTTTCACCAACAATAAGGGTAGTATTTGTTTTAGTTAAATCTATCTCAGTGAACGAGTTGCCAGTACTTAATAGATTTTTCCATCTTATCTTTTTGAAGAAGATCATTCTTTAATTCATCCAATACATTATATTTTGGCGACCATCCTAATGATTTTAAAAGTCTTGTATCCGCCCTACTAGACTCTTGCTCGCCAACTACTACTTTATACGGCAATTTACGACCCGCTGTTTGTGCAAGTTCTGATATTTGTGTTTGTTCACCGGTACCTATATCTACTATACCAGTATAATCACTTAGTAATAAAATTTCAACTGCTAATATTAAGTCTTTCACACAAGTAAAATCTCTTGTATGTGTTGTAATATATTCAGCTGTATTGTCTAGTAACATCCTGTAAAACATATCAGGTCTAGAATCGAAACCGTAAACTGTATGAAATCTCATACCGATTGAATTTTCAGGAGCTATTAGTTCTACGTCTCTCTTAGTTTGTGCGTATGGACTAAGTAGAGGATTTTTTGCAGTAGAACTAGATGCATATAATACTTTTACACCTAATTGTTTTGCGTGTTCAAAGATTCTATTTGAACCGTTTACGTTTACATCACGGTAGTAATCTGGATTTTTAAAGCTCTCTCTTACACCTGCTTTACCTGCTAAATGTATAATAGCATCACAATTAGGTAAATTAACTGTTCTTATATCATCACCGTCAATTATATCAATACCGATACAATTATATTTTTCTGATAGATGACGAAACAAATGTCTTCCTATAAAACCTTTGTGACCTGTAATTAGTAAAGTGTTCATTTATTTACTCTATAGCTAATGCTTCGCTGTATAAATTTTGCAATAAATTTTCTACTCTTACTTTATCAGTTTGTACATTCATGCTATGAATATACTTTCTAAGTATAGTAACTGTATCTTCTGCTTCACTTATAATATCATCATCCTGTTCTAGATCTAGATGGTGATGATCTTCTACTACCTGCAGATCAACCACTCCTGATTTCTCAAGCTTATCAATAACTAAATCAAACCAGTATGGGTTAATTTTATTTTTAATAATAACCTTTACATAACAATTTTTATATTTGTCTGCATCAAATACTACTACTTCATCCATTTCTTTATTAAGATCATCATACATAAAGCGATGAAAAAGGTTGTCAGGGTTTTCAATAAAAGTTAGCTCACGGGTCTCTGTATCCAGGATATGAAAGCCTTTAGGATCATTATAATCAGACCAAGTATATTGAACGGAAGTGCCAAGATAATGAATATTACCACTAGAGGAGCGAGTATGATAGTGACCGCTGAGTACAAGGTCAAATTTATCAAAGAGCTTAGGATCATCGCCATGAGTGTTAATGTTTCCTTTATACATTTCAAAACCATTTAACTCAAGATGACCGATAGCGATAGGTGCTGTAGTCTTATTAATATATTCCATAGTGATCTGTTTATTTTCATCACAGATCCAAGGAATTAAAAATATGTGAGGTGATGATCCACCAACATCTAACTGAGCTGGTTTATCAATATAAGTATGAACGTTCGGATAACGATCACCAAGTAATTCATCTAATGCATTAATGCTATTTGTATTTTTATAAAACGTATCGTGATTACCAGCAATAATATGAACACTAATATTTTTTTGCTTTAACGGTTCTAGAAAGTCTTCACGTAAACGACGAGCAGTCACAAAGTTAATATATTTGCGGCGATCAACTAGATCGCCACCGTGAATAACTGTCGTGATATTTTCTTCTTCTAGTTTAGGGAAAAATATTTCATCAAGAAACTTTTTCATAGCATTATGTTGAATTGGAGAGTCATTTCTAACTCCCCAATGAGTATCGGTAATTAAAGCTATTTTCATACGTTGTTTCTACCAACTCTAGAATATTTACCTGTGCTAGGTTTTTTCTTATTAAAATCTTCAAATACTGGTTTAGCCGGAATGCTCTTCAAAACTTCATCACAATAATCACGAATTGCTTCAAGACGTACGATGTACATATCTCTTGTATTAGGATTACGTGAACTAGTAATATTCTCTGCACAGTCTATTACAGGCTGTGGCACCATATGTAAATTATTCTTCTTCATAAAATTTCTCCACGCCTACACTTGCTTTTTTTGCTTTTGCTTTTTGTTGTTTCTTAAGTTGTTTTTCGTCAAAAGCTTCAACTAAGTTATTCATATAGACGTTATCTAAATCAACATTAACAGGTTTACCTGTATCATCATTAAGAGATTGATCTGCTAGCATACCTTCAAAATAAAAATTTTCTAAAGTTTTTTGCTTAATATAAAGATGCTTCTTTTCTTTTTCTATTCGTCTTAAAAAAGCATAATAAATTATTTGAGTAAAATACGCAAACGGGTTATCAGATTTTTCTGGATCAAAATTATTTAAATAGTTAACACAATTTTCTAAACCGTCTGAGATCATTTCATCGCGGTAAGTATAGTTTATAAAGTTAGGCTTAAGTGATAAACGAGTAGCAATTTTATATAAACACTCTCCAACATAATTTGGTATACGTGGGTCTGGTTTATTATCTCTTCTTGCTTGCTCTATTTCTTTTTTGTGATGCAATAATGCTGTATAAAACTTTTTATTATCAACATAATGCTTTTGTATTTTAGCTGCCATATAAAAATTCCTTAACAAAAGCGTATAAAATTTATTATACGCTTTTATATAATAAAATCAACTGTTTAGTGCTTAGTTTTATCTCTTGATTCAAATAATGCACTAATAACATCATCAGGGTCACCTGATATATCATCTTCATTTCTGCTCATAAGAGCACTTAACTCTTTTTGTGATGTCTCACCATCATCTGCTGTTCTATATACTGATACTTTAGACTTAAAAAAATCTACCATTTTATTATAGTAAGATTCTAGAGGTGTATCTATACTTGCAACACCTACAACATTTTGTTTATTAAATGTAACAATACCTTCACTAGCCATAGGCATATAGCGTGTAGTGTAAATAGAAGTAGTAAGAGCTATCGGATTAGATAATATCATTATTAAAGGATATTCTACTGTAATTGTAACTTCATCTTCTTCTAAAACTCTAGCAATTAACTGCTGGCCGTTAGGTAAGGAAAGAACACTAATCATTTAAAGCTCCGTATTGAAGATTTTATACTCAAAACCTTCACCATTGTAAATATTTATTCTCTCCATAAAATGTTGAAGAGTAAAATTAGTGTGTGATTTAATTCTAAGATCATCGGCTATATCATATAATGTCATAGTATCTTTCTCATCACCTATTCTTAGCCCGCGACCAATGGATTGTAAAATTCTAATGCGAGACTTAGAAGGAGAAG